TTTCTCAGAGCCACGATCTTTTAATACCTAAGTTAGTATCAACCTTGCAACGCACGAGAATCTGATCACAAGATCCGTGTGACCTCAACGTGAGTCGAACTACTCCGACCAAACAGTGTTGCTATTTTAAGCCTTTAAGTGCTTCTTTAAGAATTTTTGAGCCGCCTACTCTTACGTTTATAATGCCATTATAGTAATCATCAGTTTCTAGGACTTTTCTTTCGAATTGTTCTCTTGCCTCTAAATAACTTGCTACGCCTCTGCTAGGACAAATGTACAATATTTCCCTAGTAAACTTATCAGTGCCTAATTTTTCTACGTCTTCTTTTAAGTGATCATTGGAACCCCAATAGTCTTTCCAGTCACTTTCTACTTTGCTTCTTCTTTTGTTTATCTTACCCTTGAGTGGTGGGCGAGTCTTTTTGAATTTAGCGAGTTTTTTGCCGATGTACTTACGTCCGTTGGTTGTATTTGTAATAAGATATACAAAGGCTTCACAACCAAGGGGTAGTTCTTTTACTGTTTTTCCTTTGTAAGTCCATTGCATATGGATACTTACCAAGGTCTAATTGTCCTGCTCGTCTTTTTTGGAATCTTCTCTACGGTTTACGTAACTGTCTTGAACCTCATTCATACGGATTTTGGCAAGATCTCTTATTTCACGCAACCATCTGCGTGTTTCACGACGTGGTCTTATACCACCAGTCTTTTGATATTGTTCATTTGCTTTGAAGTATTCTAGATATGCTTTAACTAATTTGTCGTGATTGTCATCAGTCATTGTTTATGCCAATATAGTTACTATCTTTCCTGCTAATCCAGTAAACCATGCTTCGTCATGACCTCTTGTTGTTTCTGCCGCGGTGCCAATTCTAATCCCGCTTGTTTCTACAAATGATCTTGGATCATTAGGAACTCCATTTTTATTTACAGTGATGCCATGTTCTTCTAATTCATTTGCGGCATCTTTTCCAGACCATTTGCTATCACTTAAATCTAACAACAATATATGACTGTCTGTACCATCTGTTAAAAGTTTAAAGTCATTTTCTTTAAAAACCTTTGCCATTGCTCTAGCATTGTCTACAACCTTGTGTGCGTATTTTGTAAAGTCGTCAGTATTTGCTTCAATGAAAGCCTGAGCCTTAGCCGCAATAATATTCATTATTGGTCCGCCTTGTGTGCCTGGAAAAATTGCACTGTTAATCTTTCTTGTATAATCTGGATTATTCCATAAAATAATTCCACCTCTTGGACCTCTTAATGTTTTATGTGTTGTACTTGTAACAAAGTCTGCATGGTACAATGGACTTGGATAGGCGTTGCCGGCAATTAGTCCTGAATAGTGTGCCATATCAACTAATAGGTATGCTCCAACGGCATCTGCTATTTCTCTAAACATTTTAAAATCTATTGCTCTTGGATATGCACTTGCTCCGGCTATAATCATCTTAGGCATTACTTTCTTTGCCTGTGCCATTATTGCAGGATAGTCTAACCAACCCTTTTCATCAACACCATAATGATGTGCTTCATAAACTTTACCGGATATGTTAACTTTTGCACCGTGGCTTAAATGTCCACCACTTGCTAAATCCATTCCTAATATTTTATCACCTGGTTTTAAAAATGCAAGGTATATTGCCGTGTTAGCATTTGCACCACAGTGTGGTTGTACGTTTGCAAACTTACAATTATATAAACTTGTTAATTCATCTATTGCAAGTTGTTCAATTGAATCCATGTGTTCACATCCATTGTAATATCTTTTGCCCGGATACCCTTCTGCGTATTTGTTTGTGAATGCACTTCCACAAAGATCCATTACAGCCTTACTTGCAAAATTTTCACTTGCAATTAATTCAACAGTATCATTTTGTCTGTCAAGTTCTGCATTTAATATTTCTAATACTCTATTGTCCATTTTACACCTTCGCTAACATTTTTTCAATCATTTCATAAAAGCCAGTTTGTCTATTCATGGTTAACATTTCATCAAGTTTAATTTTTTTAAAGTCTTCCACAGTGATATTTTTCCTTTCTTCTTTGCTGATTGAATTAAAGATGTCAACAAGCACGTATGCATATCCGCCTGCAATCATGGCGTTACTCCATGCCTTGTAAGTGTCGTCTTCCTTGTCCACGAATAAATCATATTGGCATCTGACTACTTTGTTTTCCTGTGTCTGTTTTTCTTTGCTCAATGGATTATCATTTAACTTTTTCCCCAACCCAATAAGCCATTGATAAACTTCTATGCTATCTATTTCCTTCAGTGATGTTATTTGGTCTCTGTATTCTTTTGTTTTTTCTTCGAATGATTTTATCATATATGTAATCCTATATAAAATGCTAGAATAAGGAATGCTATCCAAAAGATAATTTTTGTTGTCATTTTTGTTTCTCCCATAATGTTTCTGGATTCTTCATTGTTTTTATTTCCATAGCATTGCCATATGGATCTGCTATGAACATTGTTTCTTGTTCTAACTTTGTACCTTCAAATCTAACATAAGGTGGATCAATGTATTCTATTTTGTTCTCGGCTATTCTTTCCTTTAACTGTTTAAAGTCATCTGCACTAATATGAACACCAAAGTGTGGAACTGTTACATTGCCCATATCAACATTGTGCCTTTTTGCTTCTGGCTTCTCAAACTCTTCAGAAGAATGTAGTGTTAATTCGTTGCCCCAGAAGTTTATGTCTACCCAAGCATCTGGATATTTAAATTCTGAATTGCCTTTCTCACATCCTAAAACCTTGCAATAAAAGTCTAATGCAGTTGTTATATCACCGACTGGTATTGCTAAATGAAATCTATTTGCCATATTACTGCTCCACTACTTCAACGTCATTTGCATAACTTGTAAAGCCATTTTCTTTAATGACCTTCAATACATTGTTTACCCTACCTTGTAATTCATCCTTATGAGAAATGATATAAATGTTTTTATCTCGTTCTCTACCCATCTTTTTAAGTACTGCTAAACTAGATTCTACACCAGCAGTATCCATACCACTATCAATAAGTTCATCAACAAATAATAAGTTAATGTTTTGATACAATCCTTCCCATACATCTCTAAATGCCCAACTTAATCCAAGTATAAGCCTATTGCGTTCACCTCTACTTAAATTATCAAAGTCAAGGTCTTGACCTAACTGTGTTATTTCAACTGCTAGGTCATTTTTAAATACCACAGAATGTGGAAGACCAAGACGATCAAGATAGAACGTAAGTCTGTTGTTTAGATATGCGAGGTTCTGATCGATTATCTTCTTACGTATAAAACTATCTTTGTTTGTGAGAAGTTTGTATAAAAATTCTTGATGTTCTTTATGACTTGTAAGTTCATTAACTTTATCCCAATTAATTTCTTGTATTGCAGTATTTTGTAATTCCTCAATTTGTTCTGTATAAGGATCTGGTTCTTCTTTTGCTCTTTTCAATGCGTCTTTTAAGTTTTCAATATTGCTTCTATGATCATATGCTTCTTTGGCAGTTTCATAAAACGTGTTTGGCCTATCAGTAATTTCTCCGATCTCTTCAAGTTTTGCTTTTACTTTTTCTGACTTTTCATTTATTTCCATTAAGTAGGTTGTAGTTTCACCGTATTCAGTTTGTAGTTTGTTTTGTATTTCCTCTACTTTTTCATCAGGCAGATCCTGACCACAAGCATAACATTTTGCATCTTCAAGATCGTCTAGTTCTTTACTTACTTTTGCAAGACGCTTGTCTGTTTGGGATAACGCACTTTCTAAGGTTGCTTGTTCTTTTATAAGATTGCGTTGATGTTTTTCTGTCTCATTCCAAGATTGTAATTTTTCGTGATCACTTATTTCTGTATCAATGTCTATGTGTTCTAGTTCATCAACACCTGTTTCTAATTTTTTTATGTTTGCTTCACGTTGTTGTTCCCACGCACTTAATTTAAGTTTTAAACTTTCTATACTTTCTTTTACACGTTCATTACTGTCTTGTTGTGCATTTAATTTTGCATTTTCTTCTGTAATACTATCTCTAGTTACTTTCATGTGTTCACGTAACACGTTTGCCTTTTCTGAAAGTATTGTGATACCTAATAATTGTTCAATGATTGCACGTTGATCATTTGGCTTCATTGCAAGGAATGGTTCTGTGTATGTGTTTAATGCAATTAAATGCTTAAACATATCATGACTCATTTGCAGTAATTGATCAAGTGTTTCTTGTGTTTTACGACTGTCTCCTTGTGATTCGTCTGTAAGTTCTTGTTCTTCTTCGTCTATAAAAAATTTTAAAACATTAGGACCTCGTCCTCTTTCTATTCTATATTTTTTATTATCCTTTTCAAAATTAAGTGTAACTAACATACCTTTGTTGTTAGTTTTATTAATCAAGTTATTCTTTCTAATGTTTGTCAGAGCCACACCATACAACGCATAAGATAGTGCGTTGATGATTGTGGTCTTACCTGTACCGTTACGTGAGCCTGAGTCGTCTCCTCCTTGATCCAAATTTTCTCCTAGCACCAATGTAAGTTGTCTGTTGCTAAAATTAATTGCTTGGGTCTGATTCCCCACACTCATAAAGTTTTTAACGGTTAAGTCTTTTATCTTGATCATAATTCGCCGTATATCTCCAATAGTTTCTGTTTGTTATAGTTTTCAGAGTCTATTGCGTCGATCTCATGTGTTACTATTTGATCTACACTTTCAAACTTTGTAATATCAATATCAGTATTGATTTCATCAACCTGTTGACTTGGAAGTAACGTAATCTCTCTACACTTGTATTCATTAATAAAGTTTTCCTTTATAAAACTTGCTTCTTCGAAACTGATATCAATATCAAGTGTTACTCTAAGATATGTTTTACTACCAATTATTTCATCTTTTCTATCAATCAACTCACTTAATTTAATTGTTCTATACTTCGGACAATCTGGCCAATTCAAATATCTTGGCTTGCCACCATATTCAAAGATCATCATACCACGTTCATCGTCCCACGTATCAGCATAGTTGTGAGGCATAGGATTACCAATGTATGTTACGTTGCCGTGTGTTTGTCTTTTGTGAAAGTGTCCACTGAACACATATTCTTGGTTAACAAAATGTTCAGACTGAAGTTCTCCTGTGTCTGGCATTTGTACCATTGCATTCATATAAAAGTTCGGAAGTTCAAAGTGGCCAAACATATACTTCGATTTGATCTTAGGAATTTTTTTCCACTCTTCTCCAACTAACCAAGGAACAAGACACACATCGTCTTTCTCCATTATTTCATTTACTACTGTAATACCTTCAATGTGTTTTGCATATTCTACAGAGTGTACATCACGTTTGTCTTTGTAATACAAATCATGATTACCAGGAAAATAAAAGAATTGATCAAATGCTTTACCTAATTTTTCTAAACAACGGATAGAATAATCCATTGTTACCACATTCAAACTATTTCTGTTGTGATGCCAGTCACCCATAAAGATACCTGTTTCACAACCTTCTTTTTTGGCTTGTTCAATAAACCAATCTACAAATTCTTCACAGTCATCATTATGAACTTTTGAATTAGACTTCAATCCAAAATGGATGTCCGTAAATACTGCCGCTTTTTTAAACAAAACTAGAACCTCACTTTATACAATTATACAACAAAAAGTTGTTATTGTCAATCTTTCTTATTA